TGCGGAGGGCAATGCTATTAAATATATTTGTAGACATCAGTCGAAGGGAAAGTTACAAGATATACAGAAAGCCATACATTACTTAGAAATGATTATTGAAAGGGATTATAAATGATTTTTGAAGCACCTACGGAATGGATAAGTCCAGAGTCGTTTCCTGATTTAAAAGACCACAAGTATATAGCTATTGACTTAGAAACAAAAGACCCTGGTTTAAAAGCAAGAGGCTCTGGTGCATTGATTGGAGATGGAGAAATTGTAGGTGTAGCTGTAGCTGTTGAAGGATGGTCAGGTTACTATTCGTTTGGTCACAAAGAAGGAAACTTTTTTGACGAAGCTGTAGTTATGCGTTGGGTAAAAGAAGTATGTGCACTACCTAATGTTAAATTGTTTCACAATGCAATGTATGATGTATGTTGGTTAAAAGCATATGGTGTGCAGATAAACGGACATATAATTGATACAATGGTTATGGCATCTTTAGTAGATGAGAATAGGTTTCATTATTCATTAAACAGTTTATCAATAGATTATCTCGGTCAAGTTAAAGACGAAACAGCATTAAGAGCAGCAGCCGACAAGGCAGGTATTGATGCAAAGGCTGAAATGTGGAAATTACCAGCGATGTATGTAGGTAAATATGCTGAAAAAGATGCAGAATTAACTTTAGCTTTGTTTAAAAAACTATCTGTTGAAATTAAAAAACAAGATTTAACTAAGGTATTTGATCTTGAAACACAGCTATTTCCGTGTTTAATTGATATGAAATTTAAGGGAGTACGCGTAGACGTTGAAGCAGCTCATAAATTAAAGCAACAACTAGCATCACAAGAAGATAGCTTACTCCTAGAAGTAAAAAAAGAAACAGGCCTAGAACCTCAAATATGGGCAGCAAGAAGCATCGCCAAAGTTTTTGATAAATTAAATTTATCTTATGTAAGAACTGCAAAATCAAAAGCACCTTCCTTTACTAAAAATTTTCTTCAAGAACATCCACATCCAATTGTTAATAAGATAGCAAAAGCTAGAGAAATCAACAAAGCTCACACTACGTTTATTGATACCATAATAAAGTATCAACATAAAGGTAGAATACATGCAGACATTAATCCGATTAGAGGAGATAGTGGAGGCACGGTAACTGGTAGATTTAGTTACTCTAATCCAAACCTCCAACAAATCCCAGCGAGGAACAAGCAACTAGGACCTATGATTAGATCGTTATTTATACCTGAGAATGGCCACAAGTGGGGTTGTTTTGACTATTCTCAACAAGAACCTAGGTTGGTAGTGCATTATGCGGCTACAAAATTTAAAGGAGATGAAGAGGTAAAAGAGATAGTAGAAAGATTTCAAAACAATACTGTAGACTTTCACCAAACAGTAGCAGATATGGCTAACATATCTAGAACACAAGCCAAAACAATTAATCTTGGATTGTTTTATGGTATGGGTAAAGCTAAACTGCAAGCAGAATTAGGACTATCTACAAAAGATGAAGCTACAAAACTATTTAATAAATATCACGACAGTGTACCATTTGTAAAAGATCTAATGGATGCCATATCTAGAGACGGTGCAGCGTTTGGATATATAAAAACATTTGGTGGTAGAAAATGTAGGTTTGATAAATGGGAAATAGCAGAATGGAACAACGGTAATTTTACTCCACCTATGAGTAAAGCAGATGCAGAAGCAGCTTATTTTGAAAAATATCCTAAAGCTACACAAGCAAATATTAGAAGAGCTATGACTTACAAAGCTTTAAATAAATTAATACANGGATCAGCTGCAGATATGACTAANCANTCTATGTTAGATTTGTANAGAGANGGCNTNGTACCACATATACAAATNCATGATGANCTAGATATTTCTGTAGANTCTGATTCTCAAGCTAAAAAAATTATTGAGATTATGGAAAACAGTGTTAAATTAAAAATCCCTAATAAAGTTGATTATGAATTTGGAGATAATTGGGGAGAAATAAAATAATGTTTCTAATAAATACATATTTAGATAAAAGTAAAATTCAAGGTGTTGGAGTGTTTTCAAATGAAAACGTTAGGAAAGGGCAAAAAATAAAAGAAGTAAAACCTGAATTTGAATTTAGATTTAATAAAAATAACTTACCTAAAATGCCTTTAGCTTTTGCTAATTTTATCAATTCTCATGGATATGAAGATAATAAAAATGAATATGTTTTAAGCATTGACAATGAAAAATATTTAAATCATAGTAAAGACCCTAGTGTAGATGATGATGGGGTAGCTCTAAAAAATATTAAAATAGGTGACGAAATTACCGTAGATTATAGAGATTTTGATGATAGTATTGAAACATGGCTTACTTAAATGCAAACATACCACCAACCTATGCACAAATAAGAAGAGAGTATTTATATGACGGCAAAAAACATCATGGAGAAGTTGAAGACTGCATTATCTTTGGTATTAGCTGTATTACAGGTCGTGCTATCTTATGGCATGCTATTATGGAAAATGGCGCAGTCTTTTATCGTTTGCCAATTACGGCTTTTATTCAACGTGGTTATGAACCATCAGCTGTTCCATCTAAAAGACTTGATGAACTACAGCTTTGGAATTCTTTTAGTTATTATCCTGCTGTTACTGTATATGACATTTTAAGTGGTCAACATGGTAAATACATAGGTAAAGATAAAAAATNGCATCATGGTAATTATCTATTTACCATTGACTTTGCACATCCAGATAGTAATATACTCGATACGGAACATTCCGAAATACCGCACGAACATAAGTGCGCTCACATAATTGCGTTACATGACGGCAACTATGCGGCACAGCCAAACAATAGAATAATCTGGGACCTACCTTCATTTACAGTTAAGGACAATATTCCTGACTGGAAAGTACAAACTAACGAATGGAGTGTGGAGGACTCAGGAAAATGGATCACAGAAGATACTGATAAGTTCTTCTATGAAATTGAAGAAAAGAAAAAATGAAAACGTTTTGCTTTGAATGCAAACACGATTGTCATTGTAATCGTAAATGCGATTACTGTAGTTGTTATATATGTAACAATATTGTGATAAAAACATATGAAGATTATATGGGAGGAAAAATGATTGATGAAGTTAAACAACACGGAAATAAAATTGTTGATGAAGTAAAAAACCTATGGGGCTACCATACTTTTAAAGTTGCAATAGTTTTAGTTGTTATATTGTTGGTAGTTTAAATGACTAAGTGCAGTAAGTGTCATCATGAGTGTCACTGCGTTATGGAATTACACGCAGATGAATACGGAATATGCACGTGTGAACATTGTGAATGTGTAAGAGATGAAGATAAAACATGGGAAAACGAGGTCGAATACGACAAATGATAGGAGACAAAATGAACTATTATTTTACAGGGATATTAATTATTCTATTATGTCTCATAGCATGGGTGGGTCCAGCTTATCCAGGTTCGACACAAACAAACACATCTGGTTCTAACACAGCAATTGAAGGTGGATATACATCTACCGCAACCACAACATATCAATCAGGATCAAGTTCTAATAGCACAACGAATAGCACAACAAATTCAAATATAAGATCAGCACCACCAAGTTCTAGCGCACCATCTTATAACTCTATGACACAAGATGTTTGTGCTGTAGGTGGATCTTTAGGTGTGCAGACATTTGGTCTTGGTATTAGTGGTGGTAAGCATTTTATAGATAAAAATTGTGAAAGATTAAAGCTAGCAAGAATACTNAATGACTTTGGTATGAAAGTTGCAGCTGTTGCAATACTTTGTCAAGANGAANGNGTNTTTGAATCTATGATACAAGCAGGAACACCATGTCCTATAGATGGTAAGATTGGTAAAGAAGCAGAAAAATTATGGTCTAAGTATGATAATGAAAGACCAGACTATGACATATATATAAAACGTATGAAGGCTAGAGATAAAAAAGAAAAGAAAATAGCAAAAGATGCAGCATTAGCAGAGAAAAAAAGAATACAAGAAGAAGCAAAAACTACAAAAGAATTTGACAAAATAGATAAAGAGATAAAAAAAGAAGTTATACTGCCTAAGAAAAAACCAGTAAACTGGGAATCACCTAAATAATGCCTAGACCTGTACGTAAATGGATAGTAAGATTAAGAATGTGGTGGGCAGATATAAGAGGACATCACGGTAAACGATGGGACTATGAACCTGGAGATTATTACATGGGTAGGAAGAAAAAATGAGTAAAAAACCTTTAAATATATCTGAAGAAGCAGCTGTACAGATGCCGATGAAAACGGTAGCCTCTCTAATTTTACTCGTCGCAGCTGGCGTGTTTGCATACACCGAGTTGACGGCCAGGCTAGTATCGCTGGAGACATCACGTGAGCTGTTTGAGGCTGACCTGCTCAAGAAAAGTGAGCAA